ATTCCGTGAGTTTTGTGATGAGCATCCACGGATTGTGAATGATGAACTCAAGTCAAAGATCTACACAATGGCACTCGAAGGTGTCAAGCTCGAGGATCGATTCATTGACCTGGCTTACAACGGTCACGAGATTCAAGGTCTAACAAAGGACGATGTCAAGCAGTACATTCGTCATATTGCAGATCGTCGTCTATTACAACTTGGTCTCAAACCAAACTTCAAGGCAAAGGACAATCCACTGCCATGGCTTGATTGGGTATTGAACGGTGCGTCACACGATAACTTCTTTGAGAAGCGTGTCACGGAATATTCTGTCGTCGGTATGGAAGGCGAGTGGGGCTGGGAAAAAGTTGCATGAAGCAATACAGGATCATGTGTGAATACTGCGATACTGAGACGCATGTTGTCACTGAGGAACATGCTGACATCGAGTTTTGCCCCGCTTGTGGCCGTCGCATTGAACCGGAGGATCTATCCGAAGGGGATGATATATAAATGCATGTGGATATATGAGGACAAACCGTTCACGGAGACGCCAGACGAATATCAAGGTTTCGTGTATCAAATCACGGAAATCGATACCGGCAAGAAATACATCGGTAAAAAATTCTTCTGGCGTCCCAAAGTACTACCGGTTACAAAAACTCGTAAACGCCGAGTCCGCACTCGCATTGAGTCCGATTGGCGTGATTACTTTGGTTCGAACGTTGAAGTCCAAAGACTTGTTGAGTCCAAAGGACACGACAATTATAAAAGAGAAATCCTAAAGCTTTGTAAGACCAAGGGCGAATGCTCTTACTATGAAGCTAAACTTCAATTCGAGAATGATGTTCTCCTCTCAGACGAATATTACAATGCATTTATTGGTTGTAAGATTCATGCGTCACACCTAAAAAAGTAGTGTACATATTCAGAAAACCGGTGTATAATGGTAGAGTTATTCACCGGGAAGATGGAGTACCCATGTTAATTATCGACTATAATGGTATTGCAGTCAGCGCTGTCGCTATTGAAAAGACATTGAGTGAAGATCTCATTCGTCATATGATCCTCAATACCATACGTATGTATAAGTCAAAGTTCAATGACTATGGTGAGGTTGTTATTGCTGCAGATGGTGCAAACAACTGGCGTCGTGGTGCATTTCCACAATACAAAGCAAACCGTCGTAAGAATCGTGAAGAGTCTACATTCGATTGGCCAAAGGCATTCGAGATTATTAATAAAGTCCGTGAGGAGATCAAAGAGAACTTTCCCTATAAGGTGGTTCATATTGAAGGCTGCGAGGCTGATGATGTAATCGGTACACTGGTAGAGCAGACACAAGAATTTGGTTTGCACGAAGGTGTTATGATTATATCAGCTGATGGTGACTTCAAACAGTTACAGCAATATGATAATGTCAAACAGTTCTCTCCGCTCCTCAAAAAGTTTGTTGTAGAGGATCACCCTCGACTCAAGCTCGTAGAAAAAATTGTAAAAGGTGATACAGGTGATGGTGTTCCTAATATACTATCTGATGATAACGTATTTGTCGAGGGTCTACGTCAGACTCCTGTTACTCAAAAGAAGATGGTCGAAATACTTAATGCTGTGGAAGCGTCCGATACTTCGAAGCCATGGTATAGAAACTATCAGCGTAATCAAATGCTGATCGATCTCACGCGTACACCACAACACCTGAAGGATCAGATCTTAGAAAGCTATGGTGAACAAGATCCATGGCACAACAAAGGTAAGGTACTTCCGTACCTAATAAATAAACAGTGCAAAATGTTGATTGAATGCATAGAGGAATTTATCTAATGATTAAATTAGTTCATGAAGTTATTGAAGCTGTCGGTAAAGAAAAAAGTAAGGCAGAAAAAATTAAAATTTTAAAACAAAATGAATCCGGAGCGCTTCGCGATTATATTCGTGGATCCATAGATCCTACTATTACGTGGTTATTACCACAAGGTGCACCACCTCCATACACTCCATGTGAAGAACATAATTATCCGTCAAATTTACTTCGCGAAACTAAAAAACTTGCATACTTTGCGAAGGGTAGTCCAAAGCCTGAAAAACTTTCTGGTATTAAAAGAGAAACTCTTTTCATTGGAATGCTAGAGTCGATTCATCCAGCAGATGCATTACTTATGATAGACATGATTAATAAAACTAAACCAAAAGGAATTACTCGAGCAATTGTTGAAGAGGCATTTCCTGGTTTACTTCGTGGATAAAATGTGGTATAATATTATATTATGAATTTGTTTATATTGGATCAAGACCCAGACACGGCAGCACGACAACAATGTGACAAACACGTTGTGAAGATGGTAGTGGAGTCTGCTCAAATGTTATCGACTGCACATCGCGTTCTCGATGGCATTGAGATTCGTCGGCCATCGAAATCAGGTAAGACAAACGTTAAGTACTGGCGACTGACAGGCGATCGCGAAGAGAATCTGTATGCAGCCGTACACGTGGGTCACCCGTGCACGCAGTGGACAATGGAGTCGACTACAAACTATGGCTGGCATCTTGTTCACTTTGTTGCACTCTGTGATGAGTATACCTATCGGTACGGCAAGGTGCATAAATCATCAGAGTTGATACCATACCTAATGGAGCTCCCACGGAATATTCAAGAAGGACCAATGACACCATTCCGTTTGGCAATGACGTCGAATCCTGAATGTATGTTCCCTGAGGATCCAGTCAAATCCTACAGGATGTTCTATCAAACAAAGCAAGAAAGGTTCAGTATGAACTGGACAAAACGACCAATTCCGGAGTGGTTTAATGGGAGTCAGAGACAAGATCAAAGTACGAATGGACCAATTACAAGAGATGATGGAGTCCAACAAACACTTAGAGAGACAGTTTGAGGTTGATGAACACATATATACTATTACTAAATTCTGGTCTGTCTTATCAGATGAGGATAAGGATTACATCCACGCGTGTCGTCACGCACTAGAATATCAATCGCGATGGGAGATTGAAGAGTAATGCCAACATATGTTTTTCGAAATACTGATACTGATGAGATTGTTGAACACGAAATGAAGATGTCTGAATTAGATCAGTTCAAAGAAGACAATCCGAAACTTAAGATTCAGCTTCAACCATTGAATCCGATTACCGATCATAAGAGTACAATGACTCGTGCTGGATCTGATTGGCAGGATCATTTAAAACGAATTAAAAAAAGTGCAGGACGTAAGAGTACGATTAAAGTATAAATATGAGAGTATTTCAACATGAACAAATTGATCTCGGATACGATGACTTGGATGCTGAGTCTACCGACAGCGGTAGATTATACTCTACTCCTGACGGTGCCTTTCCTAGTGTCACTACTGTCTTAAGTATCCTAACAGAAGAAGCCATTCAAGCCTGGAGAAATCGTGTCGGCGAAGAGGAAGCTAACAGAGTAAGTGGTCGTGCTTCAAGTAGAGGCACGAAAGTGCATTCTATTATTGAGGACTATTTAAATGGAAAAGATACGACAGAATATCTCCCACACATTCGCCAGAGCTTGGCCAACATTCAACCCATACTCGACTCACGGATTGGACGTATCTTTGGGATTGAAGTTCCTCTGTATAGCAAGCATCTTCAGCTGGCTGGGCGTTGTGACGCTATTGCTGAATTCGATGGTGTAGTCTCAATACTTGATTGGAAGACCTCACGGTATCCAAAGAAGAAAGAAAAGATCTCAAATTACTTCTGTCAAATGGCTGCATACGCGATTATGTTCGAAGAGCGTACCGGCATGCCTGTCACAAACCTAGCGGTTGTCATGGATGTTGACGATCATGAGCCGCTTGTCTTTAAAGAGCATCGTGATAACTGGACACAGATGCTGCATGAAACAATCGAAAAGTATAATCGCCGTAAGTTTTGGCCATAAGCCGTTGATATCATTCTAAAAACTTTTGTGAAAAAAAGTAAAAAAAAGTATGTACATTTCTGAAGGATTTGGTATAATGGTACCATAATCAATGAGGAGATGAATTATGAATATGACAATCAACGAGTTCTTGGCAAACCCAATGGCTACTGAAAACGACTGTTTCGGTTTCTTTGACTGGTTTTGTACTGATCGTGGTCTTAAGAGCCGCATGCTCAAGCTTAAGGGTCGTATCGCTTATCTTGTAAAGATGGGTGTTGTCGATGGTGATAAGAACTACGTGATCCTTAAAAACAACTGCCCGCTAGATGGCGAGTTGTATGATGACTTCCGTGTTATCGATATCGAGACTGATGAAATGGTCTGTGGTCTTGCACCTTCGCTTGGTTACAACAGCAGAAAAGGTAAGTGTGAGTTCTGGACTTTTGATGATGAAGGTAAGCTTGTTGAAACTTTGTACAAAGACTACAAGACTTTCAAGGCTGCTGTTAAAAATGGTGAAGTGACTGCTAAAACTGGTAACATGACATCAGATGACGAAGTTGTCGATCTTAATGAGGTAAAATGGTAATGAATATTTCGAAAGAGTTTGAAAAGGTTCTAATGGAAGGTATTGCAATGAATGCCTTCAATGAGGAGCAGATTAAGCAGTTCGAGACTGCTTTGTTTGAGTACGAGTCTTCACTCAAGGGTGCTCAGATGGTACTCGTCTACATGGCCCATCTGATCAAGATGGAAGAGTATCGGGAGGCTTCATGACGAAGCCTTTCGACCATATCACTTGCATTAAATGGACAGCCACGATATTTCTTTTACTGGCTGTCGCAGTTCGTTCTGTAGAAGAAGTGCCACGGATTTATGATGTAATCTTTTCGTGGATTTCTGCATGTGGTTGGCTCTATGTGAGCTTAATGTGGAAAGACCGAGCTTTGATACTACTTAATTCCGTGATAGGTTTTATGCTCCTCACTGCCCTAGTAAGGTACGTAGTATGAAGAAACCAAATCGTGTAGCAGATAACAAGATGACCATGGCGTATGGTGACAACGTTGCTGCTCCAGCGATAACGCTTCCTGATACAAAAGACTATCGTGAAGTCAAGGTCAAGGAAGCACAGAACAAACTCAAGACTCGGTACGAAGAGCTTGAAGCAGAATTTAAGAAACTGGTAGAGACAGCTGCAGACAACGAGCTGATCTACACAGCCAATATTAGTTTTAGCCCAAAGGTTGGTGAAGTCTACCATCTATATAAGAAAGAAGATGGCGCCACGTGGGTGAGCCTGATCGCACCAGAACAATGGGGACCAGGATATAATTTTGAATTTCTCGGTAGCTTTAGACTTGCTACTGACTCAGTATGGATAAGAGAAAAATGATATATGTAGATATGGATGGCGTAATCGCCGACTTTTTTGGTGGACTAGAACGGTATCACGGAGTGCCACATTGGAAACTAGT